CAAGAAGCAAACATTCTGTCATGAACTTGTACATGCTATTTTAAATAGCATGGGAAAACCCATGCCACATGACGAAGAGTTTGTTGATGCTTTTGCTGTTTTCTTACACCAATATTTGGAGACAGCTAAATGACGGCTTTAATTGATGGAGACATTATTGCTTATAGATGTGCTGCTTCTTGTGAGCCGACAAAAGGCAGTAATACTAAACCAGCAAAACTAGAACTAGAAGACTTAAATAATGCCCTAGCTAGGATAGATGTTCTGATGGAGCGTATAAAAACAGAGACTTCTTCTTTAGATCATAAAATCTGGATTGGTGGTAAAACTAATTTTAGAACTACCATCTATCCAGAATATAAAGCTAATAGAATCGGTCTTAAACGTCCTACACATCTAGAAGCTTGTCGAGAACATCTTGTTCGTATGTGGGATGCAAAAGTAACAGAGGGTGTTGAAACAGATGATATGTTGGGCATGTCTCAAACAGACGAAACAATTATCTGCTCTATAGATAAAGACCTTCTCCAGATTCCAGGAAAACATTACAACTTTGTTAAATACGAAAGTATTGTTGTTTCTCCATTAGACGGTCTTCGTTCTTTTTATAGACAAATCATTACTGGAGATGCCTCAGATAACATACCGGCTTTTGATGGTGCTTTTAGAACAACCCTTCCAAAGTTTGTTAACAACTTGCTCATCCCTCTTTCAGAACTCTATGAAGAAGATGAGATGTATGACTATGTAACAGATGTTTATGGTGGTGATGTTGTCCTATTGGATAGGAATGCTTCTCTCCTATACATCCTAAGAAAGGAGGGTGAGCATTGGCAACCACCAAAGACTGGACAGCCGCTAGAAAACGATCCTTCATAGTTTCTGTGTTGCGGGCAGGCACACGACGATGGCCTCCTAAATATGAAGCTATGGATGATGCTAAAACAGAAAAGAAAATAAACAAGAAGACAGGAAGACTGGCCCAGCACTATCTCTGTAATGGTTGTGGAAAAGAGTTTGTCGCTAAAGATGTACAAGCCGATCACATACAACCAGTTGTAGGAGAAGAAGGATTTATTTCTTGGGATGTGTATATAGAACGTATGTTTTGCGATAAGCAGAATTTCCAGTGCTTATGTACTTCCTGTCATTCTACCAAAACAAAGAAGGAACGTAGTGGACGTAAGAAAAGCGATTAAAACTGAAGACGGTGGGGTTGTGTTTGAAGGAGAGCTTTCTCCTGATGAATTTGATTATGTTCTAGGAGTTGGTTTAAACTATCTCTATGAACAGGGTGTATTACCTTTCAAAGCAGTGTCTCCGGAGGAACTAATGCACTATACAGATGGAAGTGATGTAGAGCAATGACACGTCATTTAGTTATTCCTGATTGTCAAATTAGGCCCGGAGACAGCACAGATTTTCTAGAGTATATTGGTAAATACATCTTGACAATGCGCCCAGACACTGTTATCTGTCTTGGTGATTTCGCTGATATGCCTTCCCTTAGTAGCTTTGATGTTGGTAAAAAGAGTTTTGAGGGGAAGCGTTATTGCAATGACATTGCTGCCGTTAATGAAGCAATGTCTGTTTTAATGTCTCCGCTAGAAACCTATAATACAAAGGCTAGAAAGAATAAGGAAAAACTCTACAAACCTCGTCTTGTATTTACATTAGGTAATCATGAAGAGCGTATCAACCGCACCATAAATAATGATGCAAAACTTGATGGCTTTTTAAACATCAATGATTTGGAGTATCAAAAACATGGTTGGGAAGTTTTTCCATTTCTTGAGGTCGTTGTTATTGACGGCGTTGCTTATTCCCATTATTTTACTTCGGGCGTTCTTGGCCGACCTGTCACTACTGCTGCTGCATGTCTGTCTAAAAAGCATATGTCTTGTATACAAGGACACCAGCAGGGCCTACAGATTGCAATGGGCCATCGTGCTGATGGGCTCCCCATTACCTCCGTCATTGCTGGTTCGTGTTATGAACATGATGAAGATTATTTGGGCCCCCAAGGGAACAAACATTGGAGAGGTATTTTAGTATTACATGAAGTAAAGGATGGTGCTTTTGATTTAATGCCTGTGTCTTTAGACTATTTGCGCAAAAAATATGATTCCTCCAATTAACCTTTTTAGCATTCCTCCTATGACAAATCATCCTTCTATTAGAAAAGCAATTTTAGACGAGGCTTCTTCCATTGTTAATGGGGAACGGGCTTCTACATATGGTGGGCCAGAGGATAGTTTTTCAACCATTGCTTCCTTATGGAGTTCTTGGTTAGATAAGAAAGTATCTACTTCTGACGTAGCAATTATGCTAGCTATGTTGAAAATGGCTCGTCTAAAGAAAACACCAAAGCATCGAGACAGCTGGGTTGATATGGCAGGTTATGCTGCTTGTGGTGCTGAATGTGAGTTAAAAGAGCAGTTGTCTTGGCAACTAAAACAACATGCTGCTCGTCTTGAGATGGAGCAAGCTCTAAAGGAATTTCATGGACTCGCTGCCTAATATCGAAGAATTAAAAGACCTTGTAGCAGCTAGACTTTCTGTAGAAGAAATCTTAGATATTCTTGGATGGACTAACATTGATTTAGTCAATGAATTAGAAGAACATATCGAAGAGAACATTCACGACTTCATCTCTGCAATTAAATGACCAGCATTCGTACATACAAAGAGCAAGAAACTATCCGTTCTAAAGGAAAGCGTAAATATTTAGAACGTCTTCAGCAAGACAAAGAGGCTCTTTTAGAACAAGAAGAAGAACTTCGTAGACTAGAAGAATGGAAACAACTTGATTTATTTTATGACGAGGATCGCCTGCCTTGAAAATTGTTGATATGAATGTACAGCTCATTGATAAAATGGGCTCAGACCTCTCTGTTGTAAACGCAGCTCGTGTTAGTTTTGCTAAACAAAGTCAATATGAATTTATTGATTTTGATGTAGAAGCTCTAAATGAGAAGGATCAAAAACTCATTGCTTATTTAGCTAAACACAATCATTGGAGTCCTTTCGCCCACACATGTCTTTCTTTCCGTATTAAAGCTCCAATCTTCGTTGCTCGCCAAATGGCAAAGCATCAAGTTGGTGGTGCATGGAATGAGGTGAGTCGTCGTTATGTAGACGATGAGCCTGAGTTCTATTTTCCAGGGGTATGGCGGGATCGGGCTGAAAATACAAAGCAAGGTAGTGGTGCTAGAACTATACCAGCAGACAATGAGTTTCTTTGGATTACTGAATCAGATAATTATACTTTGATATCTCATAGAGATATTGTAGAGAGTTGTTTACGGTGGTACAAAAATGCTATTGAGTGTGGGGTTGCTCCTGAGCAAGCACGTATGATCTTACCTCAGAGCACAATGACAGAATGGATTTGGACAGGTTCTTTGCAGTTCTTTGCTCGTGTATGCAATTTACGGCTAGATGCATGCACAGAAAGAATGCCAAGACCTAGCTTCTTTAATCGAAAAGAGCATTCCTCCTTGTTTTGAACATTCATGGGCCGCCCTAAGAAACATAGAAAAGTAAAGGTGTATAAAGGGCTCACTCGAATAGTGAGGATGCCCTTTCATATACAAATAAATAAACATGTTCTATGGTTCCAGATATTTCTAGAAGATGGTATTAGAAAAGCCAGGATGAAAAACATTCATTTAAAAGAATGGCATTATCTAGATAGAACAGAGGAATGGATAGATTCAATATTAGTGGAACTAAGGAAGCAGACACCAGCAATGATGTTCTCGCTTGCTTGGTTTCCTATGTTACAGGAACTTCTTGAAACTGAATTTGACATTCACAAACATAGAACAGTTTCCATTAGAGAGCATCTTCCTTGGAAATGGGAAGAAGATATTATAACAGACAGCATAACCATTGTGCTTAGAACGAACGGATAATTTTGAATACACCTTGGTCTACTCTTGGCTATATCACTTACAAACGCACCTATAGCCGTCGCATTGATGAACATAAAACAGAAGAATTTCCCCAGACTGTAGAACGAGTTTTAAGGAGTTGTAATAACCAGTTGAAGGTAGGCTTCACAGACGAGGAAACACAGCGTCTACGGGGCTATCTGACAGGTTTAAAGGGCTCTGTAGCAGGCCGTTTCTGGTGGCAGATGGGGACAGAGACAGTGGATCGTCTTGGCCTAGCCAGTCTACAAAACTGTGCTTTTACTAGCATTAACCAACCAGTTCGCCCATTTACATGGGCGATGGATATGCTTATGCTAGGCAGTGGTGTTGGGTTTAATATCCAACAAAAGAACATTTCTCAACTGCCACCAGTAAATGCCGCTTTCAAAGCTCCTACAAGGCTTGACACACCAGACGCTGACTTCATTGTTCCAGATAGTCGTGAGGGGTGGGTAAAACTTCTAGGGAAAACTCTTAAAGC